GTATTCCGCGTATTTTCCTTTTTGACCGCCGCTTGCGGGGATTTCGAGAGGGCGGCGGTCACTGAAAAACCCGTGTGTAATGCCCACACTTCGCCGCGCAGTTTCACGCGAGTCATTATTTCTTCGATATCTTGATCGATTAGAGGGCGCACGATATTGGGGCGCGCCGGATCGGGGATGATCTGGACACAGGTGAACATTTCCTGCATTAGAGGTTCCAAAACATCCCAGCGCAACCCGGCGAGAGCTTTAATTCCGAGCCTAGCCAAGCCCGCCATACCTTCAAGTTCAATTCCTTCGGGAAGATCAGCCTTGCCGTCCATGAGCGCAAGTATCGCCCGCATCGCCCACGCTTCAGCTTGCGCCGCTGGCATTTCAGTTATCTGGAATGTTTTGCCGTTATCCCGGTTGTCATCGGTCACGGTGTACGTCGTTACGTTTCTGGCCATATTATCTCCATATGGGCGCCAGCCCCCGCCCTGGGAGATACAGAACGTTAAAGGGCCGGCATTGATCGATTAAATTACAATATTGCGCGGTTCACGCTTTCCCAAGTAATAACAAATTTCTGCGGTTGCAGCATTTTCTTTGCAGAAGGCAGCTGCTCAACGCTAGTGAGAATGCCGCGCGTGAATGTGAACGCCTCGCCAGTTGATGGCAAGCTCAACGTAGCGGACATGTAAAACACCTCGCGCGCAGTCTTAACCGCTTGAGTCAGTATCGCAAAGAAATCCTTGCTCGCGCTGTCCGCCTGCAATGTGACTGTCAGTTTGACCTCTTTGGGCACGTATCCCGCAGACATTCTGCCGTCCACACCCATAACTGTCTCGGCCAAATCGAGCGCATCAAGCATAAAAGCGTCGTCCGTCGAGTATCCCTGAATTGCCACTGGAACCGGGAATAGCCCCGGAACAATCATTGTAAGGATACTATTTGCGCTGGTTATCGTAGTAGTTGCCATGATATTTTATCCTCACAGTATGTCAATTGATGCGATATTGATTTGTTGGATCGATCCGCCGTCTGTGTACCAGAAATTGATAACAGGAGTACCGCGAGCCGCGCGAACATTGGCGCCAGGGTCGAGAATTTGCAAGTAGTATCCTTGCTGCTCGATTGTCTGACCTACACTGCGGCCGGCAGCCGCGTTAACTTGTGCTTTCTGGCTTTCCGATAACGTCACGCCCGCTCGGATTGTACCGAAATTTAGCGCGGCAGATATTGGATCAATCATTGCCGCCCGGATCAACGAGTACCCTTGTTCGTTGTAAGGAACCGAGCTAATGCTGGTTAACAATGCAATCAACGACGCCCTGAACTGACTGTTCAAGTATACCTGATCTACAAACGTATCCAACCATTCCCATTTACCTGGCAAATTTCCGTCATACAAGAAATTGAACTGAGAACTTGCTTCGGCATACGAACCGTAGAAGCTGTAACCATTGGCAAGCAAGATATCTGCGGTCGTTTTGTCAGTCGCGCTAGGAGTAAATCCAGATTGCGATTTAAAAGCTCCAGCGGCACGGCCATTCGTACGGGAAAAATCGATTGAACCGACCAAACCAAGAACAAATACAGCCAAGCTCGCGGTGTTATACACGCACATCACGCCATCATATTCCAACCCCTTAGCCACTGCGCCGAACGCAGTAGACGATCCTGACGTGGTGGCCTGTGTGTCGGTATCCCAAGCAACGTACATGTATCGGGAACCTTGCAACGTAGCCCACGCTGCAAATAGTTGTTTATCTGCAAGCAGCGGCTCCCACATCGTTGCGAATGTTACCCAATTTTGAGTAGCAGCTTTGACTTTATCCATGGCGCCGGATGGCGTATCGACGGCGGAACCGGCAGACAATGCCGCGCCAGTCGCACTTGTAAGCTTGAGTCCGGCGGACAATGTGCCGGTTGCGAAACTCATTGTAGAGGTGGCGCCGGTCGTTGCGCTTGTCAACACAAACACGCTACGCACCGCATCCCATGTGCAAGTCAGCGGTGAACCTGTGAAAGCCGCAGCAATCGCAGTGGCAGCAGCGCTAAAGCTGGCAATAGCACCCAGTGCGATAGAGCTTGATGTTTTGGACACGCCGTCAACAGTGACTATTACCGTACCGCTCCCTAGAGCTTGCAAATCGGTCAAACTCATTCCGGCAAGTGATCCTGATTGCAGCCAACCGGCGCGAGCAACGTCCACAAATGGCGCGAAGAATAATGTTCCAGGCTTAATTGTGGAATTATCATATCCAGCGAAATACACCTGCGACAGTGCGTATTCGGTTGATGCTGGGCCGAAATAGGCGCTTACCGCATCGGCATCCGCGAACGATTGCACTGTTCCAGTAGGAATAAACAAACTCTTTGAAAGAATAACCCCATTCAGCGCCAGCGGACTACCGCCAGCACCGATAACACCGGGATTGACTGAGACTATCGAACTGACTGGTATTGTCATGGTTTCACCTCATGGTTAATAAAGTACATCTGCTGCAATTGTGGTTGCTGTGGCTTCTTCCGCAAACTCTTGGGGAACTGCTACGACCGGGTTATATTGCATTGATACTGTCAGAGTCCACCGCGATACATATTGTTGCTCCCCGCTTATCAATGGGGACTGAATTCCATCGGAAGTATACAGCGGTTTTATTCCTGCCGGGAATTGATCGAATCCCCACATCGTCCGGAATGCGGTTTCCACACTCCGGCAATAATCCCCGGCACTTTCGCCATAAAAATCTACCTGGATATCCAACCGGTTGGACGCCGATAACAAAGCTTCGTCATTAACTTCATCATAATCTTGACTTGGAACCCGCAAATCGATATGAAACAATTCAGTAAGTACGACGCACGGCAGGGGCGGCATTGATACGCGGTTAACTTGTGCTCGGACAATTTCTGCACCGTCAACAAAGGGTTCCAAGAAATCCCCGAGGGCGTCGATTACAGTATCGACCGTTATGCTTGTAGTGTACATGCCACTTTAGTCCAAGTTGACCAACCTTCCAAAACCTTAACAACTAACCAGTCTTTGCCGTCAATTTGCACAATGTCGCCGCCGCTTCCGTCCGGGCGAATTACGCCAGCAAGTTCCCCGTACAAATACACAGCCTTGATTTTCCCCTGGATATTGAGGCCGTCCAGTTGTTGCAAATCTTTGGCATCAAGCGCTTGCATTTGCCCGAATCCCGATATCGGTGCAGCATATGATGGAACTTGCTTACGCCCAGGCCCGATGGTGTAGCCAGTCGAACGCAACACAGTAACCGGGATATTCTGGTTTACCGTGGTCGCTACGTTATTGGCGATTCCGCGCAGATCCATGTCAATCCTCAACCGTATAAGTGACGTTATCAACCATATAATGCGAGTCAATCAGCGGTTTAGAGAATCCTTTGCGAGCGATCGTTTCTGGCGATAACGGCGGATCAGTGAAGTTATTAATGCTATCCATAATTCCGCCGCGAATATCTTCGCCCATAACCCGCAATATATTCGCACCCGATCTACCTTCCGCCGCAAGTCTGCCTATTTGAGGCGCCCATCCCGGCGCCTCTTTAGCGACCATCCTGCGGAAAAATGGACGTGCAGGTTGTCCCTTGGATGGCGCGCCAAACTCATTCTGAAATGCCACCTGGGCCAAGCTTGTGCCGTCAGCATACCCACGCCCCTCAGCAAATCCAACAGACACTGAACCATTACCCATTCGGTTTGCAATGTTCATCAGGTATTGTTCGGTTTTGCTTACCATGTTGTTGGATTGGAAATATATTTGAAGCCACGCAAATTGCTTGTGGCCTGCCAAAACGATGCGCCGTATTGTGTTTGCTGGAACCATTGCGCCGAACCTGGCGGCGGACCTTCAAAAGCAGCACTCACCGTACCTTCCGATCCTTGCGATACCCGACCGACAGGCCTAGTCTGTCCGTCAACACTCAACGCCCCGCCAACAAACGCAATGTGAGCAGTGATCATATTAAGTAACAACGTTCGCTTAGAGATATTCTGCACAATGCTGGAATCCGTATTCGCCAAATATAACCCGGCTTCATCAAAACATGCTTGTAGCCTTCCATCAGAAACCCCGGCAAACTCAGGATATCTGACTTTAAACGTGGCAGGATCGAAGGCTACGACGGTCATTCTTTATCCAGTTTCTTAACGTCTTTCTCTTTAGCAGGATCGAGCTGTTCAAACCCGGTGGATTCTGCACGCAATTCTTTCGCGACAGCCTCCGCGCTCGATGAATCCTTCGCAACAAAAATGCTGTTTGATGTGACTGCCGGGAAAGTGGAATGCTCTTTACTCCAAGCCTCCCAAAAATCAGCATCAACCTCAGTTGTTGCAAAGTCTTGCTCCGGCACATACAAGCCAGCGACAACGCGGCTATTTTTGCCTTTTAATGTCACCGACACACCTCGGCATTCCAATACCAGGCCATGCGGCAACCGGCAACCTATCAATACTTTTTTACTCATGTTCATGATCTCCCAGGGCTAATTTAAAACTTAAACGCCAAGCATTTGTGAAATCAAGAATGGGAGGAAAATAATCGCGCCCCATGTACCTTGACTTTTCTTTTGCTTGAAATTACTCATATCCCCAACGATCGGGTGCGCGCGCAGCTTTTCAGTGAACGCAACATTTACCGTAGATTGCCCGTCCATATCCTTTACAATCAGTTGCACCAATTCCCCAGACGCCGTGGAATATTCAGGTGCTACCACTATTTCCAGATTAGGATAATTTTTCTTAATCTGATCTGGAACATTGACGTTAAAGTCTGTCGTTTTAGCCAGATTTGCTTGTGCAGTAGGCGACATTGCCAATGTCATCGGCGTGCTCATGTCGACTAAACCGTTCGATTGAGCAACCAATTGCTTGTACAGCTTGGTAATGTCATTGAGTATCTCAGCAACAGTAGCATTCGCCCAACCAGTACCACCCGCCGTTTTAGTGTTTGGCGTGATAGCCGCGGTCAAATTAGGGTCATTCAGCAACCCATAATTTTGCAAACCTGTAATGCCGAAGAAATATGACTTGTTCTGGAACTTGTTCAGAGTCAGAACGGATGCGATATTTTTCCGGTTAGCCAGGTCGATCCGGGCCAATCCTGCGCGCTCCAATTCCCGTTCGCCCCATTGCGTGATTACTTGGTAATGGTAGCTTTGGCGTTGTGGGAAGTTGAAGTTTGCATTAGCGTTACCATTGGTCGAGTAATCCCCGTAACTTGAAACTTGTCCGGTAGATTCGATCATTGTGAACATCGCAGTATCGGTAGTCCAATCGCCTTTCTTAACCTCATTATCCATGCCCACAACGTTGACCGCACGCATCGGCGACACCAATACTTCGATCAACTTAGGATCGACGAAGGTTGACAGGAATGACGGAATACCGCTGTTACTCACCGTAATCATGGCAGGCTGCGCATCCATTGCATAGGCGTAGTTATTGGCTACACCTTCCTTTTGCCAGTCCGGCTGAACGCCCATAAAATGGACACCGGCAAGCAGTTGTAATTCGTGAAATTCTCGTTTCATTTCAGTTAGCTCCGTGTTGAAATTTTAACAAGCTCACCGACCGCAGCAATTGACATTGCCTTGAATGAAGTGAGAACCCCGGCAGTTGCGGTAATCGTGGTGCTTGCCGCATACGCACTCGCAGCCACACTCAGCCCGTAACGACCGGCGCCACCATAAGTACCAGCGATGAAGCTTGATATTACGGCATTGCTTGGTACGCCGGACCCACTTACGGGATCACCGATAGCAAGAGTGCCCGAGCCAATGGCGGTAACGTTCATTACCGTACCGAACGCAGTGACAGTACCGGAAGCCAAGTAAGCAGTAGCCGCAGTGTCGAACGTGTAAACGCCCGTACCCCCAGCCGTACCCGATACCTGCGATGTGATTTTAGCACCAGTCGACAAAGTATCGCCCACGCTCAAGTATCCGGTAATAGCGGAAAGCTTTATGACATTACCGAACGCGGTGACTGTAGCTGAAGATGCAGTGTTGGTAGTGCTCAGTTTATACGTACCGGCACCGCCAGTCGTACCTGAAACTTGAGACACAACCTTGGTGCCTACAGCAATTCCCGTACCGCTCAGGGTATCCCCGATACTGATAAGGCCGGTAACGGCGGTTACAACCAACTGAGTAGGGTCAGTGTCCGCGCTTGCGGTGAATGTAGCGCCAATCGCGGCAGTCATTGTTGCACCGATAGCGCCGGTAACGCTGGCACCCGTAGCAGCAGCCCCCGCTGTAATTGATCCATCAGCATATGTTGCATAAATGGAATCGCCAATAGCAGCCGCGTTTGCGCCGGTCAACGGTGCCCAGAAGTCACCGGAATTAAACAGCGTAACCGGGAAACCTGCGGGAATGTTAACCCCAGCCTCTTGCAGATAGGTTTGCAATTGCGCTTGTTGCATACGTGCGCAGAAACCATTCGGCGCGGCCGGGGCAGTGCCGTAAGGAAGAACTGTATTGCCGTCAGATTGCAACCAGGCAAACTTTCCTACGTTGACACCGCCCACACCTGCAACCAGGGCACCTTCGCCAGCCAACACCGATGCGCGGGGATTCGCTGATGCGAAATCGCCAGCGGTAGCCGGGGCTTGCTGCGAATTAACTTGTTTTTGAAAGCCTGTCATGACTTACACTCCTCTGAAACGGCCAACGCCGGGAAACTTAGTTACAACACTGTCGCCGCTGTCGAACGCAGGTTTAATATCGGGGGCCTTGTTATTGGCAACCTTGAACAACGCGCGCAACGCAGCGGTATCAGTTACACCTTGATGATCTACTCCCATGTGCTTCAGCGCAAACTGGTAAACATCGCCAGCTTTATCCATGCCGATCACATCGCCAACAACCGGGCGCACGTCACGCTTGGATTGCTCAGTTTCGAGCAATTCAGCGCGCAATCCGTCCATTGCTTTCTGCACATCTTCTTTATCCATCTTATCGTCCTCATCAGCAGCTTGGGCGGGTGCAGTCAACAATGCAAGGATGGAACTGATGGTTTCATCGTCAACCTTGCCAGCAAGCATCGAACGTACTTTGTCAGCCGGGGATTCATCGGCCACCGTGGGCTTTGGGTCTTGCTCAACATCAAGCAGGGCGTCAATCACGTTATCCAGTTGCTCGGGATTCAATGTAGCATCCAGGGCAATCAGATCGGCTTTGATTTTAGCCTTATCGAATGTTTTACGGTCTGCATTGCTCAACATAGCCGGTACAGCGGAATCCGCCGCAAGCTTAGGTGAGGCCGCGCAGATCGCCGCAAACAAGGCTTTACCTAGTTTGGTCATTTTCATAGCGGATTCCTTAAAAGTAAAGGGGTTAGAGTCGGCAACCACGACGTCACTTCCCGCCCTGCCGACCTCGACAAGCGCTAAGTGATTACCTTGTATTTCCGTCATGCGCCCATCGTAAGGGATGCCGTCAAATTCCCCCGGCTCCATGACTGGCACATATCGGTAAGCACAAGACAATTCTTTGATTTTATCTGTTTCAATACCGGCAATCGACCGGGAATCCCAGATACTCAGATCGGCATTCAAATAGGGGGAATCGAAGGATACATCCGAACCAATAGCACCAACGATCAAGTCTTGACGCGGCTCATCTGCACTTATAGGGACATGTTCGGATAATATTGGCAACCTGGCAAACGTGGGCGCGGCTTTTTCAAGTTCCGCCGGATCACGCAACAATTGGTAGATTTTGTCACCATCCAATCCAAGCGCATCGTAATCGGGAATCTCGCGGCCATAATAAGGACACACGTTCGCTTTGGAAATGTGGGATTTATCGATATGCAATCGACCGTCAGCATCAACTGTGCGCGCCGATCGGTCTAGGGCAATATTGGTCTGCTTGTGCATCTGCAATTTATCATCTCACCCGGTTGAATATATTCACCTGAAATCAAGCATCCCTTTTCAATATCATATTCTTTGCCATCTGCCGCTAAGTGGTCTAGTCTAGGCTCTTTGCCGCCATGCGAGTGCATCCATTTCGCCCGCGTCAGTCCCAATTCAAGCTGGCGTGTGCGATTTACTACACTGTTCGCCTTGCTCGACTGATCCCTTGCAATCAACTCTGCCCGGTTCTTTACTTGCGGATATAACTGCACAATATCAGCAATCATGTCTTTCAAGCTTCCGCCACCACTATACGACCGCATCACAATACCTTCGACTTGCTGCAAATACTTGTCAGGTATCGATTTAATCAAGCCAACATTCTCAGCCAGGGATGCATTGAACGCATCGCGTACCGCAGGGGTCATTGTAAACTTGACCGACCACCCAGCATCCTTAAGCGCCTGTTTCAAGCTATTATCACTTGAATTGAACATTTTACGCAAATATAATTCGGCAATCTTCGGAGCAGCATCCTCGAACTTACGCTTCCAACGTTCGGCAAGGTCACGCAATACCTTCTGCATTTCCTGCGATGGCGTGGCATCCTGGGCTAATACTGGCGGTGTTTTCCTGTATCCAGCGGTTACCCAAAAAACCACGCTATCATGCATTTCCCGGATCATCAGGCTCATTGCCTTCCGGTATGTCGCCTGTATCCCCCGGTTCGCGTGCACCGCCCTGATCACTTTCTGGCGCATATATTTCCTTTGTCAAATCCAATCCAGCATAACCGCTATTGTCATCGCGTGCCAAGCGTTCGCGCTCTTCCTGCGGGTCAATAACACCATGATCAATCTGAATACCAGCAGCTTGCGCGTCCTTCAACCGAATGTCAGCCTCTTCTGTTTCCGTCATCTGATACAACGGGACAAACCGGAAATCTATGTCAGGATCGATTTCACCGAACAACGACAGTTGCACTATGCTGAGAATAGTTTCCAGCGGTTCGCGCCAATACGCCTCTTGCTGTGCGGCGATCCAATCATAGAAAACCCGGATTTCCCCGTCGCTACTGGCGTTCAGGCCGCTAGGGGATATGCCGGTCAAGACGATCGTAGGAATCCGGCTTACGCTGCACATTTGCTCTTGTGATTGAGCTTGCAACTCGTGCAATCCGCTCAATGGGGTGTTGACTTGGAGAATCTCTTCCCGCTCCTTATCCACAAGCATCAAGCCTTTGTTCGATTTCAGCTTAGTGAACAAAGTAGCGCGATTGATCAAGTCTAATCCAGCTTCTGCGTCATCCTGCAACACCTGCTCCATGCTAGTCGCAAGAACTGTAATTGAGAAATTATTAATCAAATCAGAAACACTTTGCCGCGTACGCAACCAGTTTTCAACGTAAGGCTCGGCCAACTGTGACAAACTCATTCCGCCGAAGTTAAACGCAGGTTTTAGGATGTCCGGCAATTCCCGAGTGACTACGGTGCAAAGTCTGGATGCATGGATGCGCTTACCAAGCATGAACCATTCGGTAGGCTTGAAAAAATCAGGTCGCGTGGGGTCACTTGAATTGTAGGCACTCGGGGTGGCCCATATGGGCTCCACGGTAGTAATGCGTTTAAGGCTACCTTGTGCGATGGTGCGCTCACTTATGACCAGGGGCGTTTTTATGTCATGCCCTTGCAATTCGATAAAGATGTGAGCCGCGCCAAAATAGCTATCATGTTGAGCCGCGCAAGATATCACTTGCATTACGCCCAGCCGCTTGAATTCCTTCTCGATCTGAGCAATGCGCTCATCATCGTCATCTTGTTTGCTTGTGAACTCGATGCCTTTTCGTGTCAACTCAGTAGACAATGCCGCCGCAAACGCCCGGTATTCTGCGCGCGTCGCAAGCTGAGACAGATAGGAATAACCAGGGAAACCTTGCCCGGAATAGACTTCTTGCATGTAGTCATAGGAATCCATTGCAAGAGCGACCAGAGCAGTCTTTCCTTTCGGAACCACTCGCGGATGAATGTCTGGCGGACCGATCGGGAATAACTTTTTCGGCAATTCGTCAGCATTAACCTTGCTGATAAGTTTTTCGTATTTCATCGACCGGCAACCTTGTCAAGTAAATTTTGACTGATTTTAAGCTTATTGAACAAAGGATACAAGTATCTTAAGGCTTGAGTCATCGCATCGACCTGATCATCATTAGCCGCAGCCGGGAACGCGGTTACCTCAGAAACAAAATCTTTAACCCAAGGCTCAACATCAGGGTGTGGTATCCACACGTTCCCAGCTTCCCAATAACTCGTTACCGCATGCGCCCGTGCAAGCTTCGATCCATCGGGCTCTATCGGGATAATACCCGGAACGGAAGATTTAAGCGTGTCAATGACTGCTGGGCCATTGGCTTTGTCCTCGATCAAAACTCCCCTGATGCGCGGGTGTTTCTCGCGCAACTCAACCACATTGGAAACGGTCTTTGTGAATGACATCCGGGCGCGCACCTGAGCAAGCAAATAGCTGTTCGCATCCTTTTTGCCCCAAACTTGGCCCACAACGAAATCAGTTCCGTCGGTATCTTTGAAGGTGCAATCCCAGGATGCAATAATTTTATCGAATTTCTTGGGCAAGTCTTTGGGATAGTAGTACCGCAATCCTTCTTCTTTGAACACGTTGCCGCCCAGGGCTTTGGGTGATTGCTGATACACCGCACTCCACCAATAATCTGAGTTCAATTTTTTAAGTTGGTACAAATAATTCAAAGATCGGCGCTTTTCCGCGAGAGCGCCTTCTGGCAAGTTTGGATTATAACCAACTTCACCAGGCAAATTTATCGCCGGGAATTTTAGAACAGTAAGACGGGGATCGCCGCTAAATGTCGCCATTATCCTACCTGGAAGATCGTCCTCGGCCCAACTTGTAGCCATGACAATCTGACCGGAATATTCAGATAAACGGCTGCTGAATACGGCTTGATACCAACTCCAAACACTTTCTTTTATAACTTGGCTGAGTGCGTCTTCTTGATCTTTTGTAGGATCATCAATAATACCAATGTC